CTGCCCCTTATCACTCTTTTCAAGTGCATCAACACCACGTTTTTGATGAGGCCGAAGAGTAAGCATGAAAAAATCAGTGGTTATACTATAAAGGCAATTTGGAGGTTACTAACAATATCATTTGGCAGTGGGTTGAACGTCTTGTTCTTTATCCTTACCAGCATTAGAGGGCCCTACCCAGACGCGACCATCTTCTTTCCACTGTTTAATTTGAGCGTGACGTTGACTAACAAGAGTATTATAGCGTTCACGTTGTTCGCGTGTCCAGTTAAAATCTTGTTTACGGACTTGATCACGGATATCTGACAGTTGTTTTACAATTGGAGTTGCCACAATTTTAATTGATTGGTGTACTACAAGAACATTTTAGAGGTTACTAACAATAATTACCTAGATTCTCTACTCTTGATGTATTCTAACTCAGGCCAATATTGATTATGACACACAATAAGAATGTGAATCTTTTTGTGTTTATGTTCTTTAGAGTATTGACATGGAGGTTTATCTTTTACCCCTACCTCAATACTAACATATTCTTCATCATAAAAATATACCCAACCCTCATGTACCATACCGAGGGAAGTAGTCCATTTTACATAATCGTTTAATCTAGGAATATAATGCATGTTCAAGAGGATTATAATTGGGTTGCATTGCTGTATATGGGCGTGTTTTTCCTATATCAACTTCTTTGCCGATACTTTTAGAAGTGATAGGAGAATAATATTTGTAACCTTTTTTTGTGAAACGAACAAAACCCCAAATAGTTTTAACAGGATCTTTTGTATAAACATATTCTTTATGGTCATTCAACCAAATTGCCATCGTATTGATTTTAAATTTACTGACCGAATATGAATATCCCCTCGGTGCATCATGTAAAAAATCATCAGGGAGTTGTAGTTCCATTAATTAATTGGTTTCAATTGATTCTTGAAGTTTGAATACTAAAATCTTAAGATTTTCAATTTCTTTGTTTTTCTCTTTTATACTGTCTTCAAGATGTTTGATGGTGCGTTGAAGATCAATCAGAAGAGATTCTGTTGAATAATTGGACATATGAGTTTAAGTAAGGAACGAAGTGACAATTCCTGATTCTGTCTCGGATGTAACATTGTATTTATATGATTTACTAATATTTTCCCTTAAAACACTATAATATTCTGGATAAGCATCAATTTCATCTGATGTAATCAGATCAAAACATTCTTCTTCAGTATCCGCAAGAACATTCCAAATCCCACCATATTCTGATTGTGGAAAAGGAATATAGTGGTCAACAATAAAAAGGGTTTTCATTAGTTTACTTTGATTACTTTTCAATACTAGGACAGTTTTTCACATTAGTCAAGAGGGAAAGTTGTCTTTGTAATTCATATTTGAGGGGGATCAAATGTTGATACAAAAAAGTTTTCCACTCATTATTTTCAAGTAGAGATGATAAATTCTCTACTTGATTTAATGCAATAGTTAACCGTTCAATATCTGTCATATAAACTCTGCCATGTAGTATTCAAATGAAACATCGTGCTCTTTAGCTCTTTCAACACATTCTTCTAAAAACCGCTCAAGTTCTACAGGTTCCATCTGTTCTAGTTGTTCATCAGTCATTAAACTTACCCTTTACAAAGTTTGCGAAAGAAAACTGTTCGCGGTTCACAAGTTTAATCATACCACAATCTGTAGATATTACAAACCCTTCTTGATTAACTTGTTTATGTTCAATGAATGCCTTAGGACAATTATAAACAATCAAGTCTTCCATAATTTCATTCTTCATCTCAACGACCATCAAATAAAGGTTGGCCAGTTGAATTGAACCAAAAATATCAATTAGATTAACTTCATGAAGACTTACACCTTCACGAATCAAGGTATTAATCTGTTGTTTTGCAACAACCACCTCTTTATCTGTGAGAAAAGTATAGTTATCAGTAGAGATAACTGGTGTAGAAACCTTATTACTAATACGATCAACAAAAGGTTGAACAAACTTACATTCATCTGTCCCACAAAGTTCTTCTTTTAACGAATGGGCCTCCATTTCATATAGAAGACAATCACCAGTATAATATGTGTGAGGAGCAACGATAATGTTTTCAGTTACAATCTCATCAAAAACATATTCAATTGTATTGGGTTTGTATGAAGTATTACCACCAAATCCCAAAAAGTCTCCTTGATATACTCCTTCAGTCCGAGGAAGATAGTTGAGACAATTAATAAGAATGGTTACAACATTTTTTTGATGACCAAAATGTTGGATGACATCCTGTTTTGTGAAACAGGTCTTGATTTTCTTCTTATTAAAAGCAGATTTTGTCGAAACGAAAAACTTCCCGTTCTCAGGATGTTTACCCCAAACTATTGCAGGAGCACCATCAATCTTCACACTGATATAATTCTCACTATAAAGTTCTCCGATGACACTTAGGTCTCCGGTGAGGATCATATCTTCTGGATGGTCGATGTGCGTGTTTGGCATAATAAAGGAGTGGTTTCACCACTAGGACACTTTGGAGGTTACTAACAATTATACCAATAAAAAAAGGAGGGAAAGACCCTCCTTGTGACAGTTCTTAAACTGGTTTCAATCCTCATACACTCTGCATTCAAATGCATCTGGATGATTGTCACAATACACTTCTAAATGCTTATCCTGATGTCTGGATTTCCAACCATCATCTTCATCACCTTCATGATTAATCATGAATCCACTCATCTCTAAATCTTCTTCAGTATATTCAATCATGCCATGATTAATGTGTTCCTTATGATCCTTTGGATCAATATAAACTTCATGTTGTAGATCATGTTTAATGGGCGTTTTTTCCATATGGGTTATACAACTCAATATTATTTATTTTTTTCTGATACACTTTTAAGTCTTTCTACTAATTCTGCGGCATATGCTTCCAATCTTCCAGGATGAATAGCCTGAATACCTACATCTTCTAACGCATTTTCAATACTATGAAGTTCATTTCTAGTAAGTTTTTGGTTTGAATTAGTAAGAGTCATGGAAGTGTGTGTTGGTACAAAGATATATTAGACCAAAATCATCAAAAAGCCGGAAATTTTAAGGTTTTCTTTGGAGTGTTGTAATATTTATTCATTCTCCATCAAAAAAAGTATCAAAAAGACCAATACTACCTATTTTTTTGATTCTCTAACATATCAAGGACTTCCTCACAATGTTTTACATTATCAATCTGATGAATGATAGATGCAATCTCCTTACAAACAAATGGTTTTTCACTACGAGCAGAAAATGCAAGAGCATTTCTTAGATTTAATGTTGCTTCATTCAAACTTTCTTCTACAGTTTTAGATAGTGTCATTATTCTCTCCTTGAATAGGTGTCAGTGGTTCAATCTTTTCCATATATTGCCAAACATTTTGAATATCTAGACCTTCAGACTCTGAATTATACCAAAAATCTACCCAGTCCTTTTCAGTAACATCATTAATATTTGAAATATCAATTTGATGTTCTGTCCATCTTTTAAGTGCAAAATATCTTTCTTCCCAATAATGATCACTCATCATATATCCTGAACAATACAGAATTGAAAGCACCAGTAATACCTTTCAATTCTATTCTAGTATGTTGTGATCTAATCTCTACCTCTGTGACCGTATACCTCACATCTTCAATTAAATGATATGCAGGATCACAGCCTCCCCATAGTCTCTGTTCTTTTGATCCACCAATAAAGACAACTTGATCTCCAATACGAATTTCATCTTTTTTTCTTGGTAAATTTATATCCATTAAACTAAGGGCAAGTACCGCTTCTTGTTGTTTGAAATATAATTTCAAATAACATTTCAACATTTCTCGGAGAACTTTGACATCAGAAATTTGATCAAGATCTCTTGATAATTTCTCAAACTCAAAGTTCTTTGAAGCACTTGTAAGTTCAATATCAGAGGGTTTCATCTTCAGTTTCCTCTTTATTTTTATTAAATCCAAAGGGTCCATCTTTATCATCAAGAGCAAGTTTAAGTGCCACACCACCAACTGCTTCCATAACCTTCAAAATATCTTCTGGTTTGGTACCTTCACCAAGTTCTTTGGCAACATACCAATACTTAGGCCAGAATGTTTCTCCTGCCTTTTGATAATCTTCAAGAGTTAATAATTTCATATTTCAAGTGTAATTTTTTAAAGTATTACTATCTATTATAGTATAATATAATGTCCTACGTCAAGTCTTATCACTTGACTTTTCCGTAAAAAATATACCTAACCCTGTTACAGGATTAGGTTGAACACTCCCATACTTATCAACCAATCGTTTAAACGTTTGAGACCACTCTAGTGTATTTTGTTCACCCCAGAATATATTATTTTTATTAAAATAATCTAGATCAGGATCTTTCATTTATAATTTACCGTCAACAATACCACTATTTACCACTCTGGAATATGAATCTAAAGTTCCATCCTGTTCACATTTCAAATGCCATGAAGTCGCATTCACAACACCTTCCAATGTGCCTCCAATCAACATATATCGACCGTCTTTAGTCATTGATTTATAAATACCAAAACGTGTCTTCCAGACATAAAAAACATCCTCAATTAATTTTGCACCTTCAGGAACCACAACAACTGACGGTTTTTCTGTTGTAATCACAGATATCCTTCGCTATTGAAATATTGAAGAGTTTCTTTCATTGAACCTATATGTTTATTACCAATAGTAATCTGTGGATATGTGGCTTCAGAACCAAATTCACTATAAAAAGAGTTCTCTGTGAAATGTTCACCTAACTTATATTGTAAAAACTCTGAGACATTAGGAAGATTTTTAAGAAGACAACTCATCCTCTCACATTCCTGATTTCCATTTGTATAAATTACTGCAGTCATAGACATCTTATTTGTTTTTTCGGTCATACTCGATTATAATCTTTTTATTCTTGGTCACCCTGCCGGAACAGGTATAGTATTTAACCTCTGCGTTTAGAAGCTTTTCAACTTCAGATAGTAACTCATATGCAGTCTTTTCGTCAATATCTTCGATCATTTTTTTATCAGTCATTAGTTGATACCTCCAGAATTAATCACGCGTTCTCCAATCATCGGGTTTGTCTCTCATAAACCAATCTTTAATGTCGTCAGCACTATCAAACCCACTTCGATAGTCAGTAGGGTCAGCTTCTCCCAAATCCATACGATTTAAAAAATCATCCATACTCCCATCTTTAATATCATTTGATCCTTCTCTTCTTGCCTTTCTCAACCATTCTCTTGCAGTTGTGTTTGCCTTGGATAATTTCTCTGCCCAAATCATATCATCCAATCCAACTTCTTCACCTTTAGAAATACGTTGACAAATATGCTCCAATCGAAGTCTGTATTGTGATGATAGCATGATTAGTTCTCCTATTCATACTATTTACTTACCAAACTCTTCAATTCTCTTAATCGACAAATATTCTAAAATACCTTTTCTCCATTCCATTAATTCATGATAACATTCCTGATTATGTGCACATTCACGAAGTTGAGGATCTGGTTTAATAACTGACTCAACGAAAAGATCTAAAGCATCTTTTCTTTTCTGAAGTTTTTCAAGAGAACTCATGTACCTTCAAAATAGTTATGTTTATTTAATCAATGTCCAATGTGGGTCGTTTGATTTATCCATCCAAAAGAAATAACGTCCACTAATTGATTCTAGAAACATTTTACCGTCATTATCTTCTTTTTGAACTCTACAAGAATGGAGACTATCCATCATATCAACAAATTGATTTTTTGCTTGATTAGTCTTAGGTTGAACTGTAACGAATTTGGTCTTCATAGTTACTTTAAGTTTACTTTAAGTTAAATTTCTCATGAACCCGGACAAGCCTAGTCTATCAGGATTGATTGTACTTGTCAAGGTTTATTTGTTCACTCAGATGAGCACAAATCTCACACTGTGAGATTCCCAGAAGATGTTGCATAACATGATAACACTCATGCAGGATTGTTCTGGTATATTCTTCACCTTTTAAGTTCTCATCAATTTGAATAATAAACTCCTGTTCATCTTCCCTCATACACCACCCATCAACACCCTCATCTGACAAGTCCATGTGTGTTATGGTGAGATCAATACTATAGTTTTCTAGGTATTCCTTCATAAACCAGTAACACAACGATTCTAGGGTCTCTGGAGGGTCTCTCAGAGGGGATTTAATAACACTAACTGAGTGCATATACTAACCTCTCAGTGACACGTACACCCCATTGTAGAAAGATCAGGAAGGAGGTGATGAATAGAAGCTTCTCTTTACCTGATAAACTCATGAAATCTGTGTATCTCCAGATACTATAAAACCCCCACAAGGACTGTGGAGGCTTTAGTAGACAGTTTATTGATTGGTTTATTCTTCTGCTGATGATGGAATATTATCAGGGTTTATATCTACATAACTTTGAGTTTCTTCGTCCCAACGCCAATCTTCATTTTTAGAAGTAACTGCTGGTGGTGCAAAAGGTGGTTCCCATATACCAGTTGAAGAATTTTGAACCCATGACTCATGAATTTCTGGTTTGGGTTTTTCAAACCAATCATTAGTGACATCATAAGTATCTCCTATTCTAGGATAAACACTTCTTATGGTTGCGTTAATAGAACACTGAATAAAAGAATCCGTAGTTTTATAAAGATCTTGAAGGTATTTAATTCCTACTGCTTCTGATTCCTTACCATCACCATCAAGAACCCAGTTGTTATCCACAACATGTACGTTTATGACTTTATTATCAGAATCTAGTCTTGCAAAATGTGCCATTATAATACCTCCTTAAAATGTGATTGAACCATCGCCATTAAAGCGATAAACGTGATATCCAGGTTGTGCAGGAGTTGGTGTGTTGCCAGAAACACTGGCTGCTGCACTGTAATCCGTTGGATATCTAACAAACACAACACCAGAACCACCATTCATATCAGTAGGTAAAGCCTGGGGCCCGGGTCGAGTAACACCTCCTCCAGCACCATAGTTAGCTGATGCAGCAGTGACACAACAATTCGCACTGCCATTGGGCTGTCGGTATGTACATCCTGAGTGTGATACCGAAGGTCTACTCATTTCGACTTGGTCAAACGGACTGAAGCAAGAGATATAACCTCCTTCTTGGACCAATCCACTATATGCTTGATTAGACGGACATGCTATGTTGAGAACACCGGCAATGCTTTGGTGATAACCAGGATTCATTCCTCCACCACCAGGACCATAAAATACAGGTGATCCACTAATACATGATTCTAATCCATCACTACCATAATTTACATCGACCGATGTGATAAATTGACATTTCTGGGGCCCTGTCGGCCCTGCTCCGACCATAGAAGTCTTTACATTCATAGGACATCCAGGATTTCCTGCTCCCCCTGCCGACCCAGAACAAATAGTCATTATAGGGCTTCCGTAGGTAGGGTAAACACCGTTCTTTATAAAGGTACTCTTACCTACGGAAGTACCATAATGACAAGTATATTGATCAATTTGATGGTATGGAGAGCAATGTTTATCTAGATACTGCATCTTCCAGGCATAACTAGAAGTAAAGTACGGATTTAGAGCTTCTATCCTTTTTGAAGCATGTCCTACCAATGCACATGGTGGTGCATTGTATCCAATAATACTTGAGCTTGTTCCATGAACTTGACCACAGGCTTCTTGAGCAGCTCCACCAGTCCCAACTGTTACCGTGTATACACATCCTTGCTCAAATAACCAACGTGATGAAACTAGTACCCCACCACCATTTCCTCCAGAATCTGGAGCCGTGTTACTTTGACTAGTTATGCACTGTGCGTAAGGACCTTGAGATCCCATAGAACCAGAAGAACCACCACCAACAACAAGAAGTTCTGCTACTGTTGTGGTTGCTGGTACTCCACCTCCTCCTCCAGAAGAAGAACTATCACCACCAGGAAAAAACTGTTGAAATGTACTCATCTTAAACTACCTTCCATCCGTAAGTGTTATCAACATAAAGAAAACTGACATTAATATGTTTTACATCAATCTTAAAGTCTTCACTTAGATTCATAATATTAGAACCATTCCTACCAATCTCTGTGTCAAGGAATGTTCCACCAATACCAACTCCACATAACCAACCGGGTTGAGGTGATGCTGGAAGAGTTACTGTAAGACCAAGTGCTGTTGAAGCACTAGAAGTAACAACAGTACAAAACTCTCTGTTTACTATGGTTTTATTTATGGACGTTGTGGTAATCGCCGTGTAGGCAGAGTTCTCAACAACTAAATTTGATGTGGTAGTTATACCACTAATAGATGCACTTGTTCCAACAATAGTTCCACCAATAACATTACCATCAAAACTTGTGGCAGTTAGGACACCAGTTACAGTCAATCCATGACTTGCATTTGGTGCACCAGTTCCTGCCCTATTTACAAAGTTGTCTGCACGAACTCTACCACCATCACCAGTGAGAGGTCCACCTCCTCCGCCAGTTGTACCAATACCCAAAATATCTGGAATGAAATCATCACCAGAAGCAACAATTAAGTCTGCACCGTTTTGTAGAACGATTTGAGGGTACTGAGTATATGCAGCATTGGAACTGTCTGGTGAATCAACTGTAATAGTTGAACCAATAGAAAGAACTGTGTCAGTATAATAAATTTTATTCAGAGGACTTGTAGTATCCTCACTTAATGCTGTTCCAAGACCGGCCGATGATGGTAGATTAACAAGTTCAGAACCATCACCATGAAATTTGGCAGCAGTTACAACACCAGTATTTGCAAATAGTGTAATACTATCACCAACACTAACATTATCAGAAAATGTAGCAACACCACTAATATTTAGCCCAATATCAGCATTTAATGTGCCGGTAACATGTAAATCACCTGTAACAGTACTATGACCTACAAGATTAGGACCATGAGTAGCCAGTTCATTCTTTATAATATTTACATTAATCTCAGACATTTTTACTACTTTTTAGTTATTTATTCAGATGAATCTGGATTCCATTTCCAAGAACCATTGGTAGAATCCCAAGTCCAAGTACCACCTTCTGTTTCAGGTTGTGGAATATCCTGTTTTATCCAAGATGTAGATGATTCATCCCATATCCACTCTTCTGGTGTTGCAGTAATACGGGCAGGTTGAGCCGTAGGAGATTCCCACTCATAAGTTGTGGTATTCAATACCCATGAATTATAAGGTTTTCTTTTTGTGTAGACATCATGTGCTGGAATATACTCACCATCAACAATAGCACCTCTAAAACGTGCTTTAGTTGGATCACCATACCAAGTTTGTTTCCAGTTTGTATCTAAACCAAAGAGAGACTTACACTTGGAAATACCAAGAGCTTCATTCTCATTTCCTTCAGAATCAAGAATATCACCATCATTAGGGATTTTGATTACATTAATTACGTGATTATCAGAATTTAATTGTGCGAAACTTGCCATTACATTTTCTCCTTATGGTAATCCAATAGAACCACTACTAGTGAAGCAATAAGTATAATAACCTGGTGTTACTGGTGAAATATCAGTTGCTCCCGGTGAAGCTGTAGCTGCACCAAACGCAGTTGACCATTGAATAATCAAACCACCATTACTACCAGTACCACCAACAGGTCCTGGTGCTCCAAACTGTCCAGGCCCGTTTATTTCTGTAAGATCACCGGCAATACTAGTTTTGTAAGTTGTTGAGTTTACAGTTTTACATTTATACCAGAGACTCTCTGCCTCCCCTTGATTTGCTTGACACAAACAACAGAAAGAAAAACCATTCCCGCCAGATTGACCTCCCTGACCATACGCGTATCGCCAAATGCCCGACGGGTTCGCGCTCTTCCCACCAGGAGTTCCTGGATATCCAGCCTTAATACCCCAAGGATACTGCATAGCACATGCACTACATTCAGACATTGTGATAACATTTGAATCCCTAAAGTTAGGGCTTGGGTATTTGCTGCAGGCATAGACTTCTACTTCTTTACTATTAACACTTTGGTAATAACACCCGCAGCCACCGTTGGAAGAAA